TCTGAAAAAGAGCCTTGTCCAAATGGATAGACAAGGAAGACTGCAGATGCTGCAGCCACTGGTGCGGAGTATGCGACAAAGATCCAGGGCCTCATCCCTAATCGATAGCTAAGTTCCCATTCGCGTCCCATGTAAGAATAGATGCCAATGAGGAAGTGGAAGACGACCAGTTGGAACGGGCCACCGTTGTAGAGCCATTCGTCAAGCGAAGCAGCTTCCCAAATTGGGTAGAAATGCAATCCGATTGCGTTGGAAGAGGGGACGACGGCCCCACTGATGATGTTGTTTCCGTACAGGAGTGAGCCTGCGACTGGTTCTCTGATGCCATCGATGTCTACGGGGGGTGCGCCAACAAAGGCAATGATAAAACAAGTAGTAGCTGCAAGCAGCGTAGGAATCATGAGGATTCCGAACCAACCGACATACAGACGGTTGTTAGTAGAGGTAACCCAGTTACAAAAGGATTCCCAGTTATTTAGTTTTTGTGGTCTTGAAAGTACAGCAGTCATTAAAGTAATAGTTCATGGTTGGGTAAGTAAAATTAAGTAAGACCAATTTTAAGCCTTGGCTGGCTAGAGCTAGGGGAGGAATTGCACCTCCCTTATTCTATTTAGCTATTTTTTCTTAGCAGTTTTACCTGCACGTTTGAAGTTAGCAGCAGTGGGAGCACCAGCTGCGCCAGGTTTCCTCATCTTCTCTCCACTACCAGCAGCAATTCGTTTGCGCTTGGCGTGGATGTTTGCGTATAGTCCAGGTTTAGCCATTTAGCATTTCCATTTGCGTAGTGCCAACGCTTTACGGGTTGGCTTGCCGTTAGGTTTTTTCATAGCTCCTTTAACACCACTCATCCTAGCACAGAAAGACTTCTTACGTTTTCCTCCACCAGGTTGAGGGGCTTTTAAATTGGAACCTGTTTCTCTATTGTATTTTTCACGACCAGCTTTTGTCAGTCCACCTGAACGGGACTTGTGCTTGCCGATCTTTAGACTGACATTCTTAGCCATTACTTACAAGAGCACATTTTCTTCTTAGGTGGACGACCTTTCTTAGTACCGTACGTTCCTTTACCTTGTGGCATTACCAAACTCCAGGGATAATTTGACCAGTCAGTGCATAAGCACCTAGTGCTGCCATGACACCTAGCATTGCAAGGCGACCATTCAGCTTCTCAGCTTTTTCGTTGTGAGTCACAGTGATTTCTTCCATGTACATGCGTGGTTCAGTTGGCCAGATTTGTGTATCGTTCATCAGAAGTTATACTTCAAACCTGCTTTAGTTCCATAACCATTGGTGTCACCAGTGAGGAAAGAGAACTCACCATAGACAGAAAGTGCTTCGTTGATTCCATAAGAACCACCTGCTTTACCAGAGAGTTCTACATCACCATCTTCACCATCGGGTGCCAACAGTGCTGGTCCACCTTGGACATACCAGTTAGCACCTTCGTAACCAACGTGTACATCTGTCACTGAGCCAGTGTAATCAGAGCCAACAAAACCAGAGTTGGTTTCTACGTTGGCGTATGGACCTGCGAGTACAGGGGCAGCAGCGAACAGTGCTGCAGGGAGGATAGCAAGAATTTTCATTGTAGTTTATTTAAAAAAGAATAAGTATGTTGTGTTCGATTACCATGAACGCCCCAGCCTAACCAGTAGTATGCAGCATTCATATAGTAAGGGACTGTCTGATGATTAGTCAGAAATGAGCTAAGGTCATCCCTAAATCTTAGCTCATGTATCATGTAAGCTGTTTGACATTCTATAGAACTAGGGTCAGCTTTCCGTTCAGCACAGAAAGTACCCAGTCCATCATATCGATGCTTAGATGTCCATTGGATTAAACCATACCCACCATTAAGACATCTGTCATATGGGATAATGGTACCGCCTTCACAGACGTTAGGTTTAAAGGTTGACTCCTGATAGATGTTACCCATAATAACAGCAAGTGCAGTTCGATCTGTTACACCCGCAGAAGTCTGTAGTTGTTCTAGAACGTACTGCTCTTGTACAGTACATTGTGGGCAGTCAATCATTAGAAACCAAGGTCAGAGTTTTCAAGTTTAGTCATAACGTCCGAGCGATATGCAGGATCGTTATCATAACGTGGATCATTCATTGCTTGTACAAGTTCTGATTGACTACGGAAGATAGCATTGGATTCTGCTGCTCCACGTCCCGTCAGTAGTTCACCTTCGGAACCAACGTTATCAAAGTATGTGTTAGCCAACGCTTGAACAGCAAAGTAGATAGAATTGGCATTACCATTTTCCATGACAGAATCATACATGTCAATTTCTTCTTGTGAAAAGTTTTGACTTGCCCATTCTAGCATAGATTGATAAGCCTTTTCGCCACCAACCATTTCATGTAGTTGTTCTGCTTGATCTTCAGTTAGTTGACCGTCAGGTTCATCTGAATCATCTTCATCAGAGTCATCATACTCTTCATCAGATTCTTCTCCTGGCTCATCATCATCTTCAGGTTCTTCCTCACGTGACTCGCCAAGTTTCTTTTGTAGTTCTAGGTAAGCTTGCTCAAGAGATTGTGGACTATCAAACTTACCTGCTAACAACTGCTGCTGTTCAGATTCATTAGCCTCAGCAATAGCTAGAGACTCTTGTTCATCAGCATTTAGTTCTGGCTGATCAGCTGGTGCATCAGTTGAAGTTAGTGTTTCACTCATTAAACTTGTGGTGGTTGTTGTGCTTGTTGTTGCATGGCTTGCATCTCTGCTTGCTCACGCTTTTGTTCAACAGCTGCCATCTGTGGTGCTTGTTGTTGAGCAGTCATTGCTTGCTCTTGTTGCATTGCTTGCTGTTGTTCAGCTTGCAGTTCGTCCATACTCTTCACAAGGTTGAGTACGTCGATACCAGATGCAGCAGCCAAACGTTTGACAACTTCTTCTGGATTAATAAACTGTTGGATAGCTTCTGGACCCATTGTCTGAGCAATAACTTGTAGGAATTGACCAAGACTTTCACGATCCTGACCACGACCAAGTGCATTGATACCAGCAACAATAGTTGGTTTAACAATACCACCTTTAGGTAATCGTGGGATCTCTCCAGTTTTTTGTGCAACGTTTAGTTTACGATTTAGATATGGTACTAAGAACTCAACAGTAAGCAGACTAAATAGTCCACCAAGTTGTTGCTCTAGTTCCATCTGTGTCATCCTTACTTCTTCTGCTGTAGTCCTTTCAGACTGACGAACATTAAGAATAAGGAATGCTTCACTAAGACGTTGTGATAATGTACCTACCATTTGATAGGCAGTCTGAAAGTCAGCTGTCTTTCCAACCTGTACTACACCAATGTCATCAGGTCGTCCCTGAATGATAGCACCGTTGCCTGCCTTAGCAAGCGTCGATGGTTTGGTGGAGGAGCTTGGACTGACAGTGAATACAATCTTAGCAGCTGCAGCGCTGCCTTCAACCAGTGCTTGTGACAGAGCTTCAAGTGACTTTAGGTCACCAAGGAACTCTTCTACCCTACCACGTCCGTAGACTTCGCCGTCTACGTGGTTGAAGCGTAGCACGAGCCAGGGGTTAGCGTCAAGAGGAGATTTACTCATTGACTTAGGAAGGATTTGATCGTCTACTTCCTGATGCCACATCCAACGATTGTTATCTAAAACAACGTGTGTATAGATATCACATTCATCATCGTGACGTGTTGTATTGTCAGATGACTCATTAGGTTGCGGCGGTTGATAATCTGGATTAAATTTTTTCAGTAATTTTTTCGAGATTGTTTCCTTTGTTACAATTTCAATAACATTACCGTTACCATCTCTGTCTATTACATATCGGTTTAAAGGATAGAGCTTAAGTCCATCCTTACCCATAAAGACAAGAGCATTACCAGCTACTACCAGATGCTTTAGTGCTTGGTGAACGACAACACGATCACTGGAAGCCGCAATGGATTCCATGATAGTGCGTTCGATCTTAGCAAACGACAAGTCTAGTTCGGATCTAATCTCTGGTCCTAGGTCTTCAGGTAAGTTAACATCGTTAACCTGTAGCTTAAAGAAGCTAGTTTGTGGAGGTAACAATGCAAGCATTAGTTTACTTGCTAGTGTTACTACACCTTTAGCTCCCTGTGATTGCCACGGGGTTGTGAGTTTTACTGAGCCTTTAGTATAAACCTCATCATCACGGATGAGATAAGGAAGAGTTAGATCTGCTGCTTGTCTAGCAGTGTTTAGAAACTGTGAACGATCCGAAGACAATCTGTCATATCTTGTTTTAGCTGTCATTAGATTTTACACATTTAACATTCCACCAGTACCTGCTGCTAAAGTAGAGCTAATACCACGCATCAAGTTACGGTTTTTACGACGCCTAAATCCAAAGGTACCACCTCTCTTATTACCGGCAGCACCACCAAATTGATAGCTAGCTTGTTGACCGGCACGAGCTTCATTACCAAGCATAGTACGTTGAGATAATTCAAACTGCCTATTTCTTTCTTCAGCGTCAAGGCGAAGTTGTTCCATTGCAGCTTCGTTATCAGCACGCATTTGTTCCAAGTTAGCTTTATTAGCGGCTCTTTCATCTGCTAACATAGCTTCAAAATCAGGTGTATCAGGCGCGAAGGTTTCTGGAGTAGGAGTTTCAATAGGGGTAGTTTCTGGTGTAATAGCTTTAGCTTTTTTATTTCTCTTTTTCTCCTGTTTAGCTAACTTTTCTCGCCTTGCAATACCTGCTGACCTATCTTTTTTTGGTTTGCTTTGAGATTGAGGTACCATATCACCACCTTTAATTTTTAGTGGTTCATAAGTTGGTCTCTGTGCAGCAGACTGCCTAACCTTTTCTTGATTTGGTCTATTATCAAAAGTTCTTGCTGCTTCACGGTAATCACCGATGTTTCGGTTCTGGATTTTTTGAAGACTAATACCTTTGTTAGCAGCTTTCTTCCTTTCTTTTTTACTGATCTTACCATCAGCAGAAATCTTAGAAATAAACTTCCTTCTCTTTTCCTTGCTAATTTTTTTTGCCATTAGTTTTTCTCCAGTTTACTTGGCATAACGACCAATACCTTTTTTCATACGGTTGGATTTCCGTTGACGAGCACCTGGTCTTAGTTCTCTTTTAGGTGCTGGGGGTTTCGCAGGAGTTGCGGATTTACCTTTACCTTTTTCTGCTCTCTTAGCTGATACCTCAGCCCTTGATAAACCAGGGAATCGTTCTGCTCTGCGTCGTGCACGTTGACGACGGGCTCTTGTCTCTTGTTTTGGTGAAAGAGTTTTTGCTGCACGCCTAGCAGCCTTTCGCATTTTAAACTTTTCGTTTTCTCGTGCTTTCTTTTCGGAATCCGATTTTTCTTTTTTCTTTTTACCTGCGAGTGCTCCGGCTGCTGCTCCAATTGCTGCTCCGATCATTAATTTTCCTCCATGTATTGGATAATCCACTCAACGACACTGCGTTGACCGGCTTGGTACATAATCTTTTCCATTTTATCTTCGGGTGTAGGGGTAATGGGTGGAAAGATTTCTTCTAATTGATTTGTTAAACCACGGGCTTGCATACCCACGGTCTCAAGCATACTGGGGGAGATTGACATTGCTATGCTCAAAGAAAGAAGGCATTCTTGCAGCCTTCGTGAAGGATAGTTCAGGAGCTTTGCCCTGATACATTAAGTTATCGCTAGATTGCAGCCAAAATTTTTTATCCAAATTTTTATAGGTAGTATTAATACCTAGTGGTTGCATCACCCAATTAATAGTTGCTTTACGCAGCTTATCAAGACTTGGTGAAATATCTAGACCAAGTTCTTTACATACAATGCTATTAGTTGCAACATGAATCTGTTCGTCTCGGCTAATATCTGCACTTACGGTTCGCATTCCAGCGTCACCATTAGCGCGCATGAATGGTAGAAGAACGAAGAAAATGCTACGCTCGGCAACCATTGCTTTGGTAATCGTGTGATCAGGATGCGAGATCCAAGCATCGCGTAACCGTAGCGCTTCGGCTTCAGCTTTCTCATCCACCCCGTAAGCATTGGCGATGTAACCAAGAGCCAAGTCGTGGTTTTCCTCGTCCTTGACGTTTGATAGGAGTAACTCCCGTGCCATGTCTGGAACTTCAGTGGCCAGTGCATCAGTGATAAAATCTCCCACAGGTAGTTCCATGTGTCGTAAGGCAAGAGCACGGTGGATTGTCTCCTCCGCACCTTCTTTGCATGTACCAGCAGTTGTCTGTACTGGTGTCCATTTGCGCTTCCGCGCCATTAGTTTTTCGTAAGGGTTCATTCTTGACAATCACATTGAGGTTCATTTAGTAAATCGTTCAGGTAATCATCAACATCAACATCGGCTAAAGCAGCATATGCATCGGTCTTATCCTGAACATCGCCCATTACTTGCAATGAATAATAAAGCGAGGTTTGTGGAGACCTTAGCCACTCTTCAATGAATGCTTCATCCATGATAGCCAAATCTGACCACCAATTGTATGAGTATCCATGGAGAAGTCCACTGGTTTGGTAGAGAGTCATGATGCCATCGGCAACACGCTTGTAATTCTCCCATCCAACTTCTGAGGCGATTTCTACATCACCATAATCATATGTTTGTACACCAAAGGTACCAGAGTCACGGTCTACAGTACGACCAATAGGTGGTGCGATTTCTGGTGTACAAGTAAAGCCATCAGCATCCTTTGAGCGGTAGCTACAAGACGCTGTAGGAGCAATAGCAAACGCTCTGACCATATTGTACTCATGTGCAATAAGAGAGGCGTCACGGATGCCATTAGCAAGCTGCTGTACAAGAGAGTACGCAGCAGTAGCTTCTACTTTTTTATTATTATATTGATCTAATGCACGACCAAACTGCTCATAGCTCACGCCATATCGTCGC